TCGGAGTGGCGGACAAACCCATCGCCTACCGAACTTCAGGCGACCGGATTCCGGCTGATCCGACTGAGCTGGATTCCTCCGGTTACCTGTGTCGGAAAACTAACTTTGACACCAAGATCACCTACGCCAAGCTCGATCAATGGGCCAAGTTTCCGAATTTCCAGAAACTTGTCCGCGATTTCATCCTGTCGAAGATCGGGCTGGACCGAATAAAAATCGGCTGGAACGGCACCAGCGCCGCCGCCGAGACCAACCGCACCGCCAACCCCCTGCTGCAGGACGTCAACATCGGCTGGTTGGAGAAACTACGGCTTTCCGCCCCTGCCCGAGTCATGAGCGAGGCCATCCCTGGCACCGGAAAAGTTCGGATTGGGCTGACCGGGGATTACGTCGATCTCAATGCTCTTGTCTACGATCTGATCAACAACATCATCGATCCTTGGCACCGGACCGCGCTGGAAGAACTCGGCTTCGTCGTAATCATGAGCCGCGATCTGAACGCGGACCGGCTCTTCCCGCTGGTGCAGACGGTACAGCCGCCATCCGAGATGATGGCGGCCGACGTGATCATGCGGTCTGGCAAGGCTGCCGGCATTCCGGTGGTGAACGTGCCCTTCTTCCCTGCCAGCTCGCTGCTGATCACGCCGCTGAACAACCTGTCGATTTACTGGCAGTCCGGCACGCGTCGGCGCCGCATTGTCGACAACCCCGCCCGCGATCGAATCGAAGATTACCAGTCCGTGAATGAGGCCTATGTCATAGAAGACCTGGGCAAGTGCGCCTTCGTCGAAAACATCCAGTTCGTTTGAAATCGAGAGGAATTGTCATGACCGAATCCGTGAAGCCGATGAACTACGGCGCAACTGACCTGAGGACCTCGCTAGAAGTCATGCTCCTGCGAGCAGGAGGCGCGAATTACAGCAGCCTCCACAAGAACGCGCAACGCATCCAGGAGTTGGGCAAAGCGCGTGCGAAACTGGAGAAGGTTATCGCCACCGGGCGCGACCGGCTTGCCGCAATCGAGCGCAAGGGAAAAGCGCATGCCGGCGTGCAGGAACAGCGCATCGAAGAGGTGAAACGCGCGCTCCTGAAAGGCGAAAAGCCCGACGCTAAAAAAATGATCGCCATCGCCGGGCGTTTGTCTGAACTCGAAGACCCGGAAGAAGATTTTCCCTGCAAGGAATCGGACCTGCGCGCGGCCCTGGCCTCGCTGGAAGGTGAACTGCAAGCCGCCAACACGGAATATCAGGGGGCAATGCAACGGGGCAAGGATCTTGCCCGTTCCGCCGCGCTTGATGAGTTCGGCGAGCTTGAAGTCATTTACCAGGACCTTTTCCGACAAGTCCGCCTGTGCATGGAATCCATGTTCGTGCAGGCCGCCATTGCCGGCGCCTTCTTCGATGGCGACACCCCCGAAAATCGCCGGCGATCTGGCGGCGATACGCGCAACCCGACCATGCTGAAGGCCTTGAACTACCTTTCCAGAACAAGCGCGGTGATCGATGGCAACTACGCCCAAGGCCTGCGAATCGATCCCGTCGCCGTCCTGGCTGAAGCCGAAACCGACATCGAGCGCATCGTCAAGGACTTTGCAGATTACGGCGCGCTCTCCATCACCCCCATCGGTACCCCTCTCTCGACCGATAAAGCCATGCGGAAACGCGTGGAGGAAATCGAAAAGAACCGCCAACTGATGGGCATCTGAGGCCGCAACGATGAACATCGACCGAAACGCAATGCCACTCATGAAGCTCCACTGCCCGGTGTGCGGACATGCCGCCAGAATCCGCACCAGCCGGCCAATGTCGGAAACCACGCGCGATCTCTTCATGGAATGCGGAAACCAGCAGTGCCGCGCGGTGTTTCAGGCGATGGTCGAGGTTACCAAGATCATCGGGGAAAGCCTCCTCAATCTCGATATGCAATCCGAGGCTAGTCAACGGCTTCTCCACAGTCTGAGACCGGGCCGCAGGAAAGGCGCTGCGGTAGAACAACCCGCACCGGCGGAACCGTAGGACATAGCAGACACGTTGCAGCAGTGCACAGCGCACGTGCACAGAACTGCAACAGTGTGCCCCCCAAGCCTGTTACCTCCTTACGCCTCCGCCATTGCTGCCCCCTAGCAGGCCGCACAGGCGCACAGAAAGCCATGCACCAAGCGGGCAGGCGGGGCGGGGTCTCGACCGCGCGCGGCGGGGCGTGGGGGGCTTTGCGGCCCGCCTGCGGCAATGATCACCGGAACGCCGTTTCCGGCCCCTGGCACCTTCAGGGGGAAGCGGCACACCCCACCACCAACCCAAGGAAATCGAAATGTCTGCGCCCCCCAACACTGGTGCTGCCAGCACTCTGACCACCATCGAACTCGATCACCCCGTCATCCGTGGCGAAACCGAAATCCGTACCGTGCAGATTCGCAAGCCCAAGGCCGGCGACCTGCGGGGCCTGTCCCTGTCGGACCTCTTCGACATGAAGACCGATACGGTTCTGACCGTGATTCCCCGTGTGAGCATCCCCACCCTGACGACGCACGAAGCCAGCCAACTCGAAGTGTCCGACCTCTTCAAGTTCTCCGTTCGTCTCGTGGCGGTTCTCCTCCCCGAAGAATCGCGGCAGGAAGTGGTGAGCATGGGCTTGAACTGATCCCCAACCGCTGGGCGCCTCGCGGTGCCCAGCGCCCAACAAGAGAAACGAGAAGATCATGGACAACCTGCGCCTGAGGATAGAACTCGAAGCCATCAACAAGGCAAGCGGCCCACTCCGGGACATGCTCAAGGGCACAACAGCCCTGAGCCAAGGCGTGAAGGAAGCAAGGGACCGCCTCCGGGAGCTGAACACCCAACAAAAGCAACTGGAGGGATTCCGCGCGGCGACCGCCAGGGTTACCGAAACCGCCCAAGCCATGCAGGAAGCGGGCCGCAGGGTCCGGGAGTTGCGGGACGCACTCATCGCGTCTGCCAATCCATCCAAGAACATGACCAGGGAGTACCAAGCAGCCGCACGGGAACTCAGGAACCTCACCAACGCCAACGAACGAGCCAAGGAAGCCCAGGCCAGCGCCGCCGTTGACATGCAGCGCGCCAAAATCCCGGTTGAAGAACTGGCCAGCCGACAGGCCAACCTTGCCCGGCAGATCGAAACGACAACTCGCAGCCTTGACCGGCAACGGGAACAGATGGAACGTGTGAAGCGGGTCCAAACCAATTGGAAGACCCTTCAGGAGCACCGCGGCGCCATGCTCAATGTCGGCACGGCGGCGACGGGTACCGCGGCGGCCACCGGCCTGCCGCTGATCCAGTCGATTCGTGATTTTGCCAACCTTCAAACGGCTACCACCGACCTGAAGATTTCCATGATGGAAGCGGGCAAGGTCGTGCCTGCCGAATTCGAGAAGATCGCCGCGAAGGCCAAGGAACTTGGCGCCCGACTGCCCGGCACCGGTGCGGACTTCATGAAAGCGGGAAAGGCTCTTGTCGAGCAGGGCGTCAACTTCAAGAGCATCGTGAATGGCGGACTCGAAGCAACCAGCTATTTCTCAGTGCTGCTGAAGATGGATAAGGAGCGGGCTGCCGAGTTCATCGCGAAAGCGCGCGAGGTGCATGGCCTACAGGACAAAGACCTTCCGGCCGGCGCCGACCTCATGCAGCGCGCTGGCCACGGCTTCGGCCTGAAGCCCGATCAAATCTACGAGGCCATGTCCTACGCGGGAACGGATATCAACCTCAAGGGCATGGTGGGCGACATCCAGAAGATGAAGGAATACCTTGCCCTGCAAGGCATGGCAGCGAGCGTTAGCCTTGAGGGCTCATCTTTCGGCACCGGCTTCGCCCACATGCTCAAGGCCATGGCCAACGTGAACAAGCTGGACGATGCGCGAGGATCGGAAGGCCGCTACGTGAAGGACCTACTCGGCACCAAGGGCGTCAAGCTGAACTTCTTCGACGCTGCCGGCCAGTTCGCCGGCTTCGGCAAGATGGTGCAAGAGCTGGAGAAGCTCAAGCAGTTCAAGCCGCAGGATCAAGAGCGCATCCTGAAGAAGCTCTTCGATACCGAAGGCGGCCGGCCGGCGGCCATCTTCCTGAAGAACGGGATGGAAGGCTTCTCCAAAGCCCTCGCCAACATGGACAAGCAAGCGTCCCTGAACGAGCGCGTGGGCGAATCCCTCGGCACCCTGGAAAACCGCTGGGACGCGTTGGGCAGCACCTTCAACGATTTCAGCACCAACGTCGGGAACATACTCGAACCCACCGCCGTGAAGATCATCGATCTGGTGAACAACATGGTGGGCGGAATCAACAAGTTCATTGACGCTAACCCCGGCCTC